CCGACGACGCCGACGACGCCCAGAAGTCCGTCGACGCGCTCCACGACCGATTCGACCGGCTGGAGGGGCTCGTGAAGTCCCTCGCCGACAGCAAGCCCGCGGGCCCGGAACGCCCGCACGAACCCGCCCGGCAGGTCCGGGCTTTCAACCTGGACCTGTGACGTCCATCAGGAGAGACCGATGAGCCAGTCCCTGCTTCACCAGCGCCCGAGCGACGCGGCCGCCAACGACCTGCTCGCGGACGCCCGCGTCCGCGAGCTGACGTTCAGCCTCGGCACGATCGCGACCGGGCTCATGGCGGCCCGGCACTACATGCCGGTGTCCGGCCGCATCCTGTCGATCAAGGGCATCCGCCGCGTGGCCGGCGACGACAACGCCACGACCGTCGACATCAAGCTGAACGGCACCTCGGTGCTCGACGCGGTGATGAGCTTCGCCCAGGCGAGCGGCGCGAACGTGGTCGTGGACGGCGTGCTCGACGCCGACCACGCGAGCTACGAGGCGGTCGAGGGGTCGGTGGCGTTCAACACCGCCGACTACCTCGAGTGCAACGTGGCCGCCAAGGAGGGCGGGGCGCCCGCCGGCCTGTCGATCACGGTCCGCTACGCCGTCTGACGGCGGCTGCAGCGCCGCCCCGGGCCATCCCGGGGCGGCCCCCCCTTCTGACCGGCGCGGGGCACCTGCGCCGCTGCGCGCGAGGCTCCGATGGCGCTCTACACCAAGCTGACCGGGTCCGTCGTCGTCGCGACCGATGAGGCGCGCATCCAGGCGCTCGCCTCGCGGAGTTGGGACTTCGTCAACTCGACGCTCGAGCGGGCAGTGACCCAGCACGTCGAGGTGGGCGCCTCGGGGACCCTCGCGGTCAACCTCGGGAGCATCAGCACGCCCAAGCTGCTGATCGTGCTGGCCGAGGGCGACCTGAACGTCCGCACGGACGCCGCCGACGGGTCCCCGCAGCGGGTGCGCAGCCTCGTCGCGGGCCAGCCGGGCATCCTCATGCTCACCGGCCTGTTCACGGGCGTCTGGCTCGAGGCGCCCGGCGACGCCGTCGCGGCGACCATCATCGCGGCGGGACTCGAGTGATTCCCGCCGCCCTGGGGCTCGCGCTGGCGGCTGCCATCCTGCAGGTGTACGCCGCGGCGACGGGTGAGGTGGTTCAACCCGAGCCGCTGGCGCCCCTCATCGTCACGATGGCCGTCCTGGCGCTCGCCGTGGATGCGATGCGCCAGCCGCCAGACGGGATGGCCTGAGCCATGCGCGTGAGCGTCGAGGCCACCCCGGGCGAGGTGCGCGAGAAGCTGCCCCAGCTCGCCCGCGATCTGCTGCGCAACGACGACTGCGACGAGGACGCGGTCGACCGCGTCTTCGCGGCGCTGGTGAAGGCGCTGGGCTGGCCCGACGACGACTGCGACGCGGGCGGCGACGACCTGGTGAAGGCCCAACGCGCGCCCGCAGCCGAGGGTGAAGGCGACGCGGCCGCAGAGATGCCGCACCCCGAGATGCGGCGCCTGTACCGCGGGGCGCAGGCTGCGGGCCGGGCGCGCCTGGCCCGGGCGCGCCGGCGCGTGGTCGAGGCGCTCGCGAAGATGGACGGCTGAGGCGGCCCGCGCACGATGCCCGCGCTCACCTATCGCAACCTGACCCCCGCGCAGCGTGCCTTCCTGGCCGACATCGTGCGGCAGGAGTACGACGCGCTGGCGGTCGAGCTGTTCGGCGCGCAGGTGCTGACGCCGGAGCGCCTCGCCTTCCTCGTGCGGATCGGAGTCATCGACCCGCTCAAGCTGCGCGACCACCTGCCGCTGTTCGACGGCGCATACGGGCTGGGGCAGATGCTGGCGGCCGCGGCCGGGCACAACACGGGCCGGGTGCGCTTCGCGAGCCGGCCGACGGCGCCGACCGAGAGGCGGCCGGCCCCCACCATCGCCCGCCCGGCGCCGGGCCTGCCGGCCGAGGTGCATCCCTGGCCGGAGTGGGACGACGCGGGGCGCGTGCCTGAGCCTGTCGAGGCACCCGCACCGGGGCGGCCGCCCGTGCCTCACCCGGGGCGCGTCGAGGCGCCTGCCCCGAGGCATGAGCACCCGGCACCCGGCCCCGCGCCCGCGCCCCGGACGCCACCGGCCGAGGCGCCCCACGTGGAGCATGGCCCCACACCGGCGCCGCCGGGGTCGAGCGATGCACCCCCGCGCGGGCCGCTCGAGCCGGACGGCCCGCCGCCCCCGATGGACCCGCCCCCGCCAGGTGGGGGCAGCGGGGGCGGTTCCGGGGGCGATGGAGGCGGCGATCCTCCTGGCGGTGGCGGTGGCGAGCCACCCGACGACGGTGACGACCCAGTCCTGGGCCAGCGCAAGCGCCAGATTGACGCGGCGCGTCAGCGTGGCGGCCGGATGATCGTCGGGCTCGGGAACAAGCTGGGCGACAACCTCGAGACGGTCCTCATCAGCAGCGACAGCGAGGAAGCGCAGGAGCGCCGCCGGCGCGTCCGCGAGGCCGTCGCCGAGGGCATGCGGCTCGGCGAGAGCCTGAGCCAGATCCGAGGCCGCGTGGCCGAGATGGCCCTCGACGACGACCATGCCCGGGACGTCGACCGGATCGTCGCCACCGAGGTGCACGCGGCCGTCAACGAGGGCTTCATCGAGACGGCGCGAGCCCTCGGCGACGGCGACGACACGCAGATCGCGATCCTGCTGTCCAGGGCACCGTGCAAGCGGTGTCAGGTGCTCTACGCCCCCGGGGGCAAGCCGCGCGTCTTCAAGGTCGGGGACCTGCCGAAGTGGGGCGCGAACTTCCGGCGCAAGGTCGAGGACTGGGTCGCCACGGCGCCGCCGCTTCACCCCAACTGCGCGTGCAGCGCGATCTACGTCCCGCCGGGCTGGGGGGTCGAGCCGGATGGCACCCTCGTGCCGCCCGCGAAGAAGGCGACGGAGACCGCCGAGGACACCGGCGCAGGGCCGCCGGGTGACTCGTGAGCGGCCCCGCAGTGGTTCACTGCCCCCGATGCCGCGGCGCGCTCACGCGGGTGCGCTCCGGCCGCGTGAAGCTCCCAGCGCCGATGCTGGTACTGCGTGCCGACGGGAGCGTCGAGACGACCTGCCCTCACTGTCGGGTCGACATCGTCATCCCTGGCATGCGTTGGGGCGTGGCCGAGGTCGTCCAGCCTGCAACGCTCCCACGCCGAACGCTCGCGGCGGTCTCTTGACCGGACCGCTGAACGTCTGTACCGTTGTTCGCGGATAGCCTGCGAACCAGCAGGCATTGTGGCCTTGCCGGCAAGACCGGCAGCGAAGGCGCCCGGGAGTCATCCCGTGGCGCCTTTTTCCGTTTTGGGGGGTCGGTTGCGCAACGCGCGCGACATGAAGGGCTGGCGGGACGGCGCGGCGGATGCGGCGGCCAGCAACCTGCGCCTGTGGGCCCCCTTCGAGGTCATCGAGAAGGCTGACGCCCCGCCGGGGCAGCGCCTCGCCATCCGTGGCGTGTTCTCGACCGAGCACCCCGACCTGTCCGACGAGATCGTCGTGCAGGACGGGATGGACCTGGCGCCGGTCAAGGCGCGTGGGTGGCTCAACGACAACCACGACAAGAAGACCGGCAGCGAGCTGGGCATCCCGACGCGCTTCTACCGGACGACCGTGCCCGACCCGGAGACGGGCGCGCAGGTTGCGGCGACGGCGTTCGAGGGCTTCCTCATCGACGACGCCGACGGGCGGCGCATCTACGAGAAGGCCAAGGCCCTGCGCGGGACGGGCCGTGGCTACGGCTTCAGCGTCGAGGGCAAGACCCTCGAGCGCGACCCGCGCGACCGGCGCCGGATCACGAAGTCGGTCATCCGCCAGATCGCGGTGACGCGCTGCCCGGTGAACCCGCACACGGCACTGGACGTGCTCGAGAAGTCGCTGAGCGCCGTGGCGGCCGCGGCCGACGCCCAGGCGCCCGCGCCGCGCCGCCGCGCCGGCCACGTCATGAAGGCCGGCGACCTGGATGCCCGCGTTTGGGGCGCCGTCGACGCGAACATGGACCGCCTCTGCAAGGCGATGGACGGCGGCTCGCTGCCTGTCGCTGGGCAGGCCGTCGCGGGCGACTCGGCCCCCGTGGTCCCGCAGGACCTCGAGGGCGCCGGCCGCCCCGCCAGGGCCCGCCGCACGTCCCCCAAGCTGCTGAACGCCGCGCAGGCCGAGGCGCTCATCCGGGGCCGCCTCCCCAACGCCACCGACGACGACGTCGCCCGCCTGCTGCGCGGCGCATCGAGGAGCTGACGATGTACGACCAGAACCACCCCGCGGGCTTCCTGATGGCGCAGGCCGCCAGCGCGCGCAAGGCCGGCGACGCGGACAAGGCCGCCCGGTTCGAGGCTTCCGCCAAGCGCCTCATGGACACCCTCGCGGACGATCCCGACGACGCCGCCGACCCGGCCCAGATGGGCTTCGACGGGCTCGGCAAGAGCGAGGACGGCGCCGGTGCCGACGGCGACGCGGACCTGTTCGACGCCGAGGCCCTCGAGAAGGCCATCGCCGAGGCCACCGACATCGGCGGCATGTTCGAGGGCGCCGGCCTGGGCATCGGCGAGGGCGAGGACGTCCCGAGCGCCATCGGCTTCATGGACGACGAGCCGGCCCTGGCCCTCGCCAAGAGCATGGACGCCACCGACATGGTGGGCGGCCTGGTCTCGGCGACCGTGGCGAGCATCGACCGCGTGGCCGACCGGCTGGCCCCGCAGGCGGCCGCCGTCGAGCGCCTCGCCAAGAGCCTCGAGGCGGTCGGTCACGGGACCGTCGCCCTCGCGCAGCACGCCGACTCGAGCGAGGCCCTGGTCAAGAGCCTGGCCGAGACCGTCGGCGCCGTCGCGGACAGCCTCGCCGAGATCCGCGCGGCCCTGAAGATGCCGGCCCAGCGCAAGGGCGTGCAGGCGGGGCAGCGCATGCCGCGCCCGCTCGTGAAGGGTGGCGAGGCCGGGGGCGGCGGTGAGCCGCTGGGGCTCGCGCAGAGCTACAACCCCACGCTGCTCAAGGGCGAGTTGCTCGGACTGTTCGATCGCGCCAGCGACGCCGAGAAGCCGCGCATCGGCGCGGCCATCAACGCCGTGTCCGGCGGCAACCCGAAGCCTGGTCTGGACCTGCTGCAGAAGGCGCGCACCGCGCGGACCTGAACCGACACGACCGTCCGCGCGAGCGGCGCATTGCGGGCGCGTCCCGCCCTGGGAGACGAGAGATGGACGACGAGCTCTATTCCGGCGAGGACGCGGCCTTCGGTGGCAACGCCCGTGAGGCCGCCGACCTGATGAAGGCCATGACCGGCGGCGAGTTGCCGACCGCGGGCGCGCAGATCGCCGGCGATTCCGGCCCCATCACCCCGCAGGACCTCGAGGCCGATCTGAAGGTGCAGACCTTCCAGTCCAAGCACCTCAAGCTGTTCCCCCGCCTGAACGCGCGCAAGGCGACGGCCGCAGCCCTGGTGCACGAGTTCAGCCGCCTGCACGAGTACGGGTCGGCCGCGGACTTCATCACGCACGAGATGGGCGGGCTGCCGGTCGAGGACGACAGCACCTACAGCCGCGAGCTCTTGCGCATGAAGTACATGGGCAACACCCGCCGCATGCCGCTGGCGGTCGCGATTCAGAAGAGCCTGGCCGGGCCGCACATCGTGCGGGAAAACAACAACGGGATGCTGACGATGCTCCAGGGCATCGAGCGCCTCTGCTACGAGGGTGACAGCTCGGTCAACCCGCGTCACTTCGACGGCATCCGCAAGATCATGATCGACGGCGGCGCGAGCATCATCGACGCGGCCGGCGCGCTGATCACCGAGGACATGCTGCTCGAGGCCTCGGCCCAGGCGACCGACCAGCCGAACTACGGCATGCCCGACCTGCTGCACGCGCCCGTCGCGGGCGTGAAGGACATCAGCCGCGTCTTCCTGCAGCGCATGCGCAAGGACTTCGGCTCGGACATCCAGCCGAACACCGCGATCCGCAAGTGGGGCTTCCAGCACGGCGACGTGGCGATCGAGCAGAGCACCTTCCTGCGCGCCCGCGACGTGCCCCCCAACGACGGCAACGGCTACGGGCCGATCGCGAGCAAGCGCCCGCTGGCGCCCGTGGTGGTCACGCAGCCGGCCGACGCGGGGTCCGGCTACACCAAGTGGACCGCGGCCTGGGCCGGCGGGGCCAACTACATCTACAAGGTCGCGCTGGTGAACCCCTATGGCGAGGGGCCCTGCGTCACGACCAACGCGGTCGCGCACGCCACGGGCACGCGCGTCGACATCGTGGTCAAGGACGTCGGCGTCGGCGACCAGCGGGCCACCGGCATCAAGGTCTACCGCAGCACCAAGGCCGGCGCGGCCTCGACCTGCAAGGAGGCATTCAAGGTCGGCATCAGCGGCGCCGGCAACCAGACGATCGCGGACCTGAACGAGTGGATCCCAGGGGCGGCCGAGTTCTACCTGCTCGAGGACAGCGCGGACGCGCTCGAGTGGCGGCAGTTCCTCCCCTTCACGCAGTGGCCCCTCGGCAAGCTGGACACCTCGTATCGCTGGGCGTTGCTGAACTACGGCGCGCTCGAGTCGGGCACGCCCCGGCACCACGCCCTCATCAAGAACGTGGCGCTCGGGACCGCGCTGGCGCCCTGACGCCGGCTGAGGGCTGGTTCCTGCCCGGGCGCACCAGCGCGCCCGGGCCCACCTGAGCGAGGAGTGACCGATGCGCGTCCGCAACCCCTACGAGAGCGCCCGTGGCCTCGCCATGAGCGTGGCCGGCGTGACGGTCGAGGTGGGCGCCGACGGGTGGTTCGATCTGCCCGACGACGCGGCGGGCGCCATCGAGGCGGTGCGCGCCTTCGGATGGGAGACGGGGCCGGCCCTGCCCCCGGCCCCGCTTCCTGGCGAGGACGGCGACGGCGAGGACGGCGAGGACGCCGACGCCGAGGAGTCCCCCCGTGGCGGCCGTGGTCGCGGGCGGCGCGGGTAAGCGATGCCCACGCCGATCACCGCGCGCACGCGCCTCAAGCGGCAGCCGCACCAGGCGGCCGTCATCGAGGCGGGGGAGCGCGAGACGCGATCCCTGGCGACCCTCGTGGTGCGGCCGCTCGCGCTGTACGCCGACGAGGCTGGCACCCCCTACGCGAAGCGGGCCGCCATCGCGGCCGGTGACGCGGCGCCTACGGCCCTGAGCGATGCCCACGTCGCCGGGGCGGCGTTCGGCGCCGTGTGCCTGCACTGGCGCAACGTCGCGCTGGCGACGCGCACGAGCATCAACGTCCAGGTGTGGGCGTGGGTCACGGGCAGCGGCTGGGTCAAGGCCACCGACGGGGCCTTCACGACGCTCGGCGAGGCCACCGAGGCCCGCTGCGTCGGGGTGGCCTACCGGCCGATGTTCGTCCAGGTGACGGCGCTGACCGGCGGCGCCGGCAACGTCGACCTGTACCTCGGCCCGGAGCCCTGACCGTGGTGGCGCGCCGCAACCCGCCCCCGGTCATTGCCGGTGGCGACGGCGGCGGGTGGCAGTACCAGGCGCTCGCCTGGAACGGATCGCCCTGGACGCTGGGCGCCACGCCTGGGGCGGACGACTCGGGGGATGCCCTGCTGACGGTCACGCTCAACGGCGTGGCTCAGGCACGGAGCCAGGACTACACGCTGACCGGGGCCGCGGTGACGTGGATCGGGTTGGCGCTCGAGGCAACAGACGTGCTCGCAGCGTGGTACGCGCCGAGCGACTGAAACGGGCCCCGGTGCGGGCTCCATGAGGACCGGACACCCGGTCGGGAAGGCAGGACATCATGGCGAGCAGACTCCCCTTCAAGCAGATCGTCGTCGCGGACGGCGACATCGCGCTGGCGAAGCTGGCCGAGGCGGTCATCCAGGCCGACGGCGGGCAGGCGTTCACCGGCGACCAGTCGATGGGCAACAACAAGCTGACCAACCTCGGCGCCCCCGCGACCAGCAACGACGCGGCCACCAAGAGCTACGTCGACGCGCTGTTCGCGGGCCGGACCGCCTTCAAGGCGCCGGTGCGGGCCCTGGTGCCCCGTGCGGGCCTCGCGGCCTACACGCAGTCGGGCGACGGTCCCAGCGCGACCCTGACCGCGGACGCCAACGGCGCCATCGGCGCCCAGGACGGCGTGACCCTGATCGCCGCCGACCGCGTGCTCGTGTGGACCTCGGGCGGCCACGCCGACGACGGCATCTACACCGTCACCGCGGCCGGTGACGGCAGCAACCCGTTCGTGCTGACCCGCGCGACCGACGCCGACGCCGAGGCCGATGTGCCCGGCGGCGCCTACGTCTTCGTCGACGAGGGCAACACCTACGGCGACACCGGGTTCATCCTGGCCGCGGCGCCGGACACCGTCGACACCGATCCGCAGTCCTGGGTCATCTTCTCCCGCGTCACGGCCACCGAGGCCGGCGCCGGACTCACCGAGGCCAACGGCGTCTTCGCCGTCGGCGACGGCGGCAAGGGCGTCCAGGTCAACGCCAACGACCTCGAGATCGACGCCAGCGAGATCATCGGCGACGGCCTCAAGGTCGGGGCGTCCAGTCACCTGCTGGCGATCGACGCGAGCGCCATCGCGGGCACGGGCCTCGAGGACGACGGCAGCGAGAACCTGCGCATCGCCGCGGCGGCGGCCGGCAACGGCCTCACCGGCGGCGGCGGCTCGGCGCTCTCGGTCGCGGCGAACGGCGATTCGGTCGCCGTCGGCGGCTCGGGCGTCTCGGCCGCCGTCCCCGTCACCGTCGACAAGGGCAAGGACCCGTCGACGACCTCGGGCGACGACGCCGCGACCGGCCTGACCATCACCAAGACGCCGGGCGGCGACGGCTACGTCCAGGTGCTGATCAACGGCATCGCGGTGCGCCTCGGCGACGGGTCGAAGACGGGCTGCGACTGCTACTTCACCGGCGACGCGGGGGCCACGGCCCGCGCGATCTCGGCCATCGCGGCCAACGACGCCTTCAAGTGGAACGGGACGATCGCTGGCTTCGAGCTCGCGAACGGCTCCGACCGGGTGGACTTCCTCTACAACCACACCACGCCCGGCGCGTGATCCGCGGGGGCGTGAGCCCCGCGCGCCAAAGGGACTTCCCCGATGGACGGCCCCCTCCCGCGGTCGAGTCCCATGTCAGCGCCGGACCCGTTTCGGCCTGGGGGCTCGATGCCCAACGACGCGCAGCTCCCGCCTCGGCGGGCGCGGCGCGTCATCCTCGAGTCGCCGGACCTGTGCCGGCGCCTCCGGGTGGGCGGGCTGTGGGACCGGGGGCGGGTCCGCGACGACGTGCCCGATGCGGCGCGACGTTACGCTCACATGGACGACGTCGTGGCCGCGCTCCTCGAGCGGGTCGAGCGCCTCGAGCGGGCCCACCAGGTCGCGGTGACGCTCGCCAAGGCGACCACCCACGGTGCCATCCGGCAGGGCCTGCGGCTGACCACCATCCGGGGGTCCCGCGCCCTGCAGATGGACGGCGGGAGCGTGCTGCTGTTCCGCCGCGACGCGCAGGGGGAGTACCAGGTTGAGCTGGCGCCGGTCATCGTGCCGGCGCCGCTGACCTTCCACATCATCGTCAACGGCGCCCTCATCGCGCCGGAGAATGAGCCGGCCAGCGAGGTGCCTGACGGGATCTGTGCGGGCCGCAAGGAGGGTGAGACCGTGCGGCAGGTGCCCGGGTCCGTCCGGGTCGACCTGCTGTGCATCTACCCCGACGAGGACGGCGTCGAGCTCCTGCTGTTGCTCGGCGGCCCCACCACCGTGAACCGCCTCGACGACGTCAGCGACGTGCCGTCGCCCGCCATCCCGACCGTGGAGCGCGGATCGGTCCTGCCCCTCTACCGCGTCGTCACGCGCGCCGGCACCGCCGGCGTCTCGCAGGTCGTCCAGGTCGCCAACCGCGTCAACGGCGTCTGACGATGATCACGGCCGTCAGCAACAAGCCGTGCATGGTCGGACCGTTCGCGCTGTTCGATCCGAACAACCCCGCCACGCGCCTCGAGGACGAAGCCGCCAACATCACGGCGCACCTGACCTCGCGGTCTGCGGCCGGCGCGCTGGTGCTGCACTTCAACTCGACCGGCGCGGGTGACGTCCCCGAGGACGGGGACGCCGACTTCATCGCCGTTACCATCAGCGAGCTCGGCGCACTCCCGGGGGAGTACGTCGCGGTCTTCGTTCCGCCCGCGCCCGGCGCCTACACGCTGGTGCTGCGGCACGCGGCATCGCAGGCGGACCTCGCCGAAGAGATCCGCGTCGACACGGTCACGCTGACCGACATCGGCGGGTACAGCCTCCTGCCCCTCGAGCGGGACGTGGCTGACGTGGGCGGCGCCATCGACCTGGTCGTGCGCTTCGTGCTGCCCGACGGCGCGTCCTTCGACCCCTACGAGCTGCGCCAGGTCGACATCCGCAACGCGGCGACCGACGTGCTGCTGTTCCAGGTCGGCGCCGCGAGCATCGTGCGCCTCTCGCAGGGCACCTACCGCGTCCGCACGCCCGTGGCGATCGGCGAGGGTGTCACCCTGGCCGACCGTTGGTTCTACCGGGCGTTCAGCGGCAACCCGGAGGCATCGCGAGCGTTCAGCCGCGTGGTCGCGCAGGCGGCGGCCGACGACGGGTTGCTCATCAGCGTGGAGCGCCTCAAGCGTCACGAGCTGCTGGGGATCAACCTCACCGACGACGCCGGCAACCCGTTCCCCGACGACACCTTCCGCGAGGCCATCCGCGAGGCCACCGACGCCCTCGAGAGCGAGCTCGACCTGACGCTGTGGCCCACGACCATCGCGGAGGAGGTGCACGACTACCGCGAGGAGATGTACCACCGGACCTTCGGGCACTTTCAGCTCCGGCGCCGACCGCTGATCGCGGTCGACCACGTGCATGCGTCCTACCCCTCGCTGCAGGACGGGCCGCTGGTGCTGCCCCCCGAGTGGGTCGTGATCACCAACCCGAAGTGGGGCAACTTCAACCTGGTGCCGCAGACGGGGACGCTCGCGCAGTTCCTCACGGCGCAGTCGGGCCACGGCAACCAGGCCCTCTTCGGGCCGCTGTTCCTGACCGGCGCGTCATGGTGGCCGGGCATCTTCAAGATCGCCTACCAGGCCGGCTTCGCCATCGGGCACGTCCCGCCCCGCATCCAGCACGCGGTCGCGCTGCAGGCCTCGCTGCAGATCCTCGACATCGCGGGCGACCTCATCGCCGGCGCGGGCATCGCGTCAACGTCGCACTCCATCGGCGGCCTGTCGTCGAGCATCAGCACCACGGCCAGCGCGACGAACCACGGGTACGGGGCGAAGCGCGGCAACTACATCGAGAACCTGAAGGTGCTGAAGGCGCGTATCCGCGCCGAGTACCACGGCACGCACCTGCTGGGGGCGTGCTGATGAACGGGCCGCGCCTCACGCCCGCGCGCGTCGCGCCGGGGCCCGGCAAGATCGGGCCCCGCACGCAGATGACGGCGGCCGAGTTCGCCAAGCTGGTCGAGACCCACGGCTACAGCGTGCTGTGGGAGCACGGGTCGCGCTGCGCGTGCTCGAACAACCCCGAGACCGGCCAGCCGCACATCAACTGCCCCGTCTGCCGGGGGCGCGGGTGGGAGTACCACACCGCCCAGGAAGTGCGCACCATCGTGGACGGGATCTCGCAGCGGGCCGACGGGTGGATCGCCTGGGGTGACTACGCGCCCGGCAAGGCGCAGTTCACGGTGCGTCCCGAGCACCGGCCGGGACGCTGGCACCGCTACACCCTGCTGGACTGCACGACGGCGCACTCCGAGGTGCTCGAGCGGGCCGCCATCGGGAGCGTGGATCGGCCGTCGTTCCCGATCGCGTCGCGCCCGATGCGCCTCCTGATGCCGACGCACGGCGGCGGCACGGTCCTGCGCAACCTCAGCCTGACCGTCACCTACTGCCGCCTGCGCGGCGCCGATGGCCTGCCGGGCCCGGTGCGCGTCGTGGGCGAGGACTTCGACGTGACGCCGGGCGGCGACATCGACTGGTCGCGTGGGCAGTCCCGCAGCACCGCCCCGGTGGGCGGGCAGGGCTACGCCATCGAATACGAGACGCACCCCCGCTTCATCGTCCGCGACTTCCCCTACGTGATCCGCGCCGGCCAGGTGCAGTTCAAAGCGCCCGAGGCGGCGCACGAAGAAATGGCCGTCACGGTCATGGCCGACATCGACTTCCTGCCCCGGGAGGGCTGACCCATGCGCTTCTTCCTGCCGATCGACGCACCCGAGGGGGACGACTTCTACAAGTCCGAGGACGCGGGCGGACTGCTCGACGTGGTCGAGCTGCCGCCCATGCTCGGGATGCTCCTGTGGATGGCGCAGGGCGGCGCCGACGTCGTGGCGAAGGGCGCCGGGCACAAGTACCTCAAGCGAATCCCGACCGGGAACCTGAAGCGCCCCTGGAAGTACATCTACCGGGTGGGCCAGGGCGGCGCGCTCCACGCCGAGGAGCACATGCAGGTGGGCGCGGCCTTCAAGGTCGCGAACGCGGGCAAGGAGGGGCACTTCCACGTGGTCGCCGCCGACGGGGACCACGTCACCATCCGCCACGACGAGTCCGGCCACGAGGAGCGCGTCAGCCGGAAGGCCCTCGCGGCCATGATCCACTCCGAGCACGCCGAGGCCATCGGGGCGCACCGCGAGAAGCTGGGGCGGGACATCGCGACCGCCCGGAAGAAGGGGAGCGCGAAGCAGGCCAGCAGGCTCGAGGCGGAGGCGCGGCGCAACGAGTATCACGAGCACCTCGCCCACGCCGCCGCGCACGACGAGACCACCGGCTACAAGGAGCCGGATGGCTGGACCATGGGCAAGAAGGCCATCCCACCCCGCCACGTCCTCGGCGACCACCTCGACGAGGAGACCCGCGACTGGTCCGCCCAGGATCACCATGAGGCCGCCGCGCACCACGACAACGCGACCGACAGGGCCGCGAAGGGCGACCAGGATGCCGCCGCTGGGCTGCGCAACCGGCACATGATCGCGGAGGTCACGGGCTCGGGGGT